AAGCCTACCATCGTAACAGGTATTGAAGCTCTTGGACGTGGTAACGATCTTAACCGTCTCGATATGTTCCTCGCAGGAGCTAATCAAGTGGTCGGCCCCGAAGCTGTTGCTCAATACGTAAACGTAGGTGACTACTTCAAACGACGTGCAACCGCACTTGGTATCGAAACCGACGGACTTATAAAGTCGGACGAAGAGATTCAGATGGCTATGCAACAAGCACAACAACAAGACATGATGATGAAGCTTGGAGCGCCCGCTGTAGCGCCAACTATTAACGCTATTGCACAAGAACAGCAGGAACAACCGCCTGTTGAACAATAACAACCAACCAGTAAAAACGGACAAATGTCATGGCAGATTATCAAAAAGTAGAAATAAACGAACCAGCACCTAACGAGATTGAACCCGAAGAACAGCAAGCAGCGACGTCTGAAGAACCTCAAGGCGAGCAAGAACGCCCAGAATGGCTACCAGAGAAGTTTGAGTCAGCGGAAGACCTCGCCAAAGCTTACGGACAACTTGAATCGAAGTTGGGAGCGGACAGAGAAGAATCAACACAGGAAGAAGAAGTGGTAGAAAACGAGACTGAACCTACTACCGAACCTAACCAAGCTCAGACTTTAATCACGGACGCATCACAAGAGTTCTTTGAGAACGACGGTAAACTGTCCGATGAAACGTACGAAGCACTTGCTCAAGCAGGTCTTAGTCGTGAACTGGTCGACGGTTATGCCCGTGGTCAAGCTGCTCTACAAGAGAACGAGGCTACGCAGATCAAGTCGGCAGCTAACGGCGATTACGAAGGAATGTCCGAATGGGCAAGCAAGACGCTGACCGATGACGAGATGAACACTTTTAACGAAACGGTAAACAATGGATCTGTTGATCAAGCAAAGCTCGTAGTAAGCGGGTTATACGCTCGTTACAAAGCTGAAGAAGGCGGAAGTCAACCAAAGCTTGTAACAGGCAACACGACTGGATCTTCCACGTTGCCTTTTCAATCCATGCAAGAAGTCAGCAGGGCTATGCAAGACCCACGCTACAAGAGCGGAGACAAGGCGTATCACGCCGAGTTGGATCGCCGACTGGCTGTATCTAGTATCTAACCATGCTTGAGCTGTTGACATTGTTCCTGACAGGCGGAGGTTCCGCTGCGATGGGATCAATCTTAAAGGGAGTATTCGGCGCTATGGTCGATTCCCGTCAGCAGAAGTACGAGTTGGAAATGATGCGGGAAGCAAGGAACAATGACTATGCACTTAAATTTCAAGAAACACTTAATGGTGGAGACGGCGGGGCTTTTGTTCGCGGTACTAGGCGTATGCTTGCTGTTATCGGGATGTGCACGCTCTCGGCAATCACCCTCCTTACCACCATCTATCCAAGCGTTCCAATCCTCACAACAACCAACATTGACGGAGAAGGTCGAAACTCATTCCTATGGGGACTCATCGATCTTCAAGCGTCACAAGCCTATATGGCAATTACAAGCGGACATATTTCCCTCTTTGCCGTAACTTGCATCTATCCGCTTATAGTAGGTTTCTACTTCACTCCAGGCGGTAGACGCTAACATCATCACTTTCGACATCACTCGACGACATTAGTCGTTGCCCCGTGCGCGGGATAACTACGAACGAACTCGACGCGTTGAGGTCAAATATCACACTAAACATTAATCTCAATTAAGGAGACATTATATCATGGCTAATGGAGACACCACTCCCTCACGCGTCGGTCAGATTAATTCAAGTGGAGCAGTTGATGCTTTATTCTTGAAGAAGTTTGCTGGCGAAATATTAACGACATTCGAAGAAAACAACGTTTTCAAGAGCTTGCACACGATGCGAACCATCGAGAATGGCAAGAGCGCGCAGTTCCCAGTTACGGGTGTTGCTTCCGCTTCTTACTACACTCCAGGTCAGAACATCGCTGACAGCGGTAACAGCTACTTGAGCGACATCAAGAAGAATGAAGTAGTCATCACTATCGACGACGTCCTTCTCGCTTCTACGTTCCTCAGTTCTATCGACGACGTAAAGAACCACTACGACATCCGCAGCGTCTACGCTAACGAGTTGGGTAAGGCTCTTGCCGTCCGTTTCGATACCGCTATCGCAAAGGTATTCATCGCTGCTGCTCGTTCAGCTGCTACCATTACTGGTGGTAAAGACGGTGGAGTACTCGACGTATCTGCTAACCTCATGGGCAACGTGTCCGACGGATCTGACGATTCCGACAACACCGATCCTACAGGTGCCGAACTTGTTGCTGCTCTCTTCACTGCTGCTCAAGCACTTGACGAGAACGACGTTCCTGCCGATGGTCGCTTCTGCGTTCTTCGTCCACAGGAGTACTACAAGCTTATCACTGGCGGTAGTGGTTCCCTCGTTATCTCGACTTCCGCGTCCAACAAGGACGTAGGCGGCTCTGGCTCCCTCGCTTCTGGTTCGATTGCTCAAGTTGCTGGTATCGACATCTACAAGTCAACTCACCTTCCTTCAACCGATTTGTCCGCCGTTGCCACTGGTGACGGAGCTGCGTCCAACGACGTGTTCGGTGGTAGCGGAGCTGGGTACAACGGTAACTTCACCAACTCGATTGGTATTGTTGCTCACCCTTCGGCTGTTGGAACCGTGAAGTTGCTCGACCTCGCTACCGAGTCTGAGTATCAGATTTCACGTCAAGGCACGCTTTTCATTGCGAAGTACGCTATGGGTCACGGAGTTCTCCGTCCTGAAGCTGCTATCGAATTGCAGAAGTAAGCTTTTCTTGGTTGTGTTGGGGGAGCGAGGTTTTCATTCGTTTTTGTCCTCGCTCCCTCTCACTTCCATAATTATAACCAAAACTAGACATGGCACTAACTACGAAGCTTGAAGCTGTAAACACGATGCTCGGCGTTATCGGCGAGACACCAGTAAACACGATCAGTGGAAGCAGTCTTCCCGTACAGGTCGTAACGGCTTTAAACGTGCTTGATGAAGTTAATCGCGAGGTGCAGTCCGAAGGCTGGCACTTTAATACCGAGTTTGAATACCAACTGACGCGTAACTCATCTAATCAATTTCCTCTTCCAAACAACACTCTTAAAATCGATCTACCCATCGACAAGCATACCGATCTGGATATTGTTCAGCGTGGCACTACGTTGTACGACAGGAAGAACCATACCGACGTCTTTACCGAAGACATTAAGGTAACCGTTACTTTTGAACTTACGTTTGAAGAATTGCCTCAACAGTTCCGTACGTACATCAACATTAAAGCTGCTAGGAAGTACGCAAACCGTTTTCTTGGGTCTACTGAAATTGAATCTTTTACTTTGAGAGACGAGATAAACGCAAAAGCTACGGCAGTAGACAGCGACTCCGAGAACGCAGACCGCACCATATTTGACAACTACGACGTGTTGCGCGTCATCGACAGGTAATGCCATTAATCACTACGTCCGTTCCGAACCTCGTACAAGGGGTATCGCAACAGCCCGACAATTTAAGAAACGCAGGACAAGCGGAGAATCAAGTAAACGCTTTAAGCTCTGTTGTAGACGGACTTACGAAACGTCCTAATACGGACTTCGTTAAAGCTGTTGATACGTATCCGCTTCCTACAAAGACCCACGTCTTTAAAAGGGACGCCGATAATAAACACGCTTTCTTGTTCGGTCACAACACTCTTAACGCAGTACTGGACGTTCAGGACTTGGCGAATGGTAACGATATTACTGTGTCCATTAGCTCTACAGCTCAATCCTATTTAAACAGTGCTACTTCGCCTACTCAGAGTCTAAGGGCGTTGACTGTTGCCGACTATACTTTTGTTGCGAACGATCAAGTAACGATTAAAAGCGGTGAGACTGTGTCTACGCCTTTGGAAAAAGAAGCTTTGGTATTTGTCAAGCAAGGGGCGATTGATACGGATTACACTATAAAGATAGATAACGTCACGTCTCTTTTCACTTCTCACTCATCAAACGCGTCTTCGACTCTTATTGCCGAAGGTCTAAAAACGGCGTTGGATACTCAGTTTCCCAACACAAGCAAATACGTCACGGGCGTTACCGTAAGCAACCCGACTACGAACGGGCCTTACATTATGCCTACGCATACAGCAGCAGGAGCGCCTCTTGAACCTTTCTACAGCATATTAAACGACTACAAGGTTGAAGTGACAATCACACAGCCTACGGTTTCTGGAGCGTCTGGAGCAAAAGGCGAAGCTATAATCGAAGACGGTAAGATAACAGGCGTTAATCTAACCCACGTAGGTAGCGGATACGATTCAAGCGCTGCAAGTACAGTAACATTTACCGAGATGCTTTTTCACACTTGGGAGAACGCTTGGGTTCCGAATACGCAACAATCAAAAGTCACTACACCTGCTACAGCTTCTTCCGTAAGCATTTCAGCGTCAGGGGATACGATTGAAACCGAGCAAGAAGGTAACGTCTTAAAGATTAAACACAGCGCGGGTAGCGACTTTCAGATCAGCACCATTGACGCTTTGTCCGATACAGGTCTAGGCGTAGTTTACAAAGAAGTTGGATACATAACTGACTTACCTGCCAAGTGCTTTGACGGCTTTAGAGTCAAGGTCAGGGGCGACGCCGAACTTGATCAAGACGACTACTACGTAGAGTACGAGACTAAAGACAACGAGGTCTTCGGTGAAGGCTCTTGGGTTGAAACGAATGGTTGGGAAAGCGACGGTACAGCGACTGGACAGTCGGTAGGTATACCGCTTGATTTTGACAACTCCACACTACCAATTGAAATCGTTCCCCGCTTTACCGACATCGTCAAACACAACGGAAAGTTTTACAGGAGCTTACTCGGCACCGTTGGGCTTAGTTCTAATACGAACAAGGAACCCGCTACTACGAACGGGGCTACTTACTGGGAAGAAGAAACGGCAATTAGATACGCTAGTGACTGGTCTTCAAGCGTCACTTACAACGGCCCTAGTACTAACGTTCAAGCGTACGTTGCTCAAGAGTCCGTATGGACGTCAAGAGCTGCTGGAGACGCTAAGACTAACCCAAGTCCGTCGTTCGTCGGTAAGAAGATTAAAGACCTGTTCTTCTACAAGAATCGCTTTGGCGTGTTGACTGAGTCGTCCGTGGTGTTCAGCGAAGCAGACGAGTACTTCAATTTCTGGCGTACAACTACTCAATCGCTTTTGGACTCGGCTCCAATCGACGTCGGACTTAGTCATACTAAAGTTTCCAAACTTAGATTTGCCGTACCTTTTCAAGAGAAGCTCGTACTGTTCAGTGATAACTCGCAGTTCGTGTTAAGAGGTAACGAGTTGTTGACGCCTAAGACCGTTAACATTTCACCTGTTACCGAGTACAATATGAAGCCGACAGGAGACAGACCTATAGCGTTGTCCAACTTCTTGTACTTCCCTTATGAACGGGGAGACTTTACTGGGTTGTACGAATACTACGTAGACAAAGACACCGAGACGTACGACGCCGCTGATTTAACCGCTCAAGTACCTGCTTATATTCCTTCAAACGTTCATTCGTTGGTTGGTAGTTCAAACGAGAATACGATTGTCATGTACCCAGCGTCGGGTAACGACTTATATATTTATCGCTACTTCTGGCAGGGTAAAGACAAGATACAATCATCGTGGTCTAAGTTTACGTTTACCAAGCAGTTCTTGGGTATGGGTATATTAGACTCGACCCTTTACTTGTTTACCTTTGACGGTACGAACCGTTGCCTTGAAACCTTAGACTTGTCGCCAGGTCAGATAGACAGCGGTAAGACCTATAAGATCTTGTTGGACAGGCGTGTAGCTCATTCCAGTTTAGGGCGTTCATACGACAGCGCTACCAAGCTTACTACGGTTAGCTCGATGCCTTATGACCCGACAGGAGCCGTACTATATACTGCTACAGGTAGTCGTTATTCGATCACTAGGACATCTTCGTCGACTTTTACGGTTAACGAAGATCTTTCCAGTACCGATTTCTACGTAGGTCTTGAATACGAGACTGAGTTCGAGATGTCTACGCAGACCCTTAAACAACCTACGGAACGAGGCGGACGGTCGAGCAGTAACTTTACCAGTCAGATCCTACGTAACGGTGCGTTCGAGTACGGAGACACTGGACACTTTACAGTCGAGGTTACACCGCAGTATCGGGATACTTATTCTTATCCGTTCAATCCGACTAGCTTGGGTGCGGACTCTGTAATCGGGTCGCTTGTATTAGACAGCGGTTCGTTTCGCTTTCCCGTTCATTCCAAACACGACGACGTTACGGTCAAGCTCAAGTCGAGTTCGGCGTTGCCTATGAAGATCCTATCAGCAGAGTTTGAGACTTTCGTACATTCGAGGTCTAGACGATATGGAGCTTAATGAATATGTCTACAGCGACTGTACGATTGCACCTGCCGACGGTCATTTCGACGCTCCTCAGATTTACGAAGACATGAGAATGGCTGATATGTTGGAATGCATCGGACTGGGTGAACATCCTAGACTTGCATTAGAACAGTCGTATGAAGCGTCCGAGGAAGCTTGGACGATAACTACTAAGGACTGTCGTACGGTTGCAAGCTTTGGAGTGACTCAATCGGACAAGGCAAAAGACGTTGGAATCATCTGGCTACTAGGTACTTACCGTATTCACAACATCAAGAGAACTTTCATTAAACATTCAAAGGAATGGGTAGGACGTCTTATGGGCGACTACAAGGCTTTAACTAACATAGTATGCGAAAGTAACGAGTTATCAGTTCGCTGGTTGACTTGGCTAGGCGCTACTTGGTCGGACGTCGGAATCGACAACTACAAACAATTTACCATATATAAACAACTGAATTAATCATGTGTTCAATAGCATTAGCAGGGCTTGCGTTAGGAGCAGGATCGGCAGGACTTCAATACGCAGGACAACGCCGTCAGGCGAAGCAACAAGCTCAATTTCAACAAAGAGCAGCGGATGCCGAGCGTCAGCGTTCGTTAATGGAACAGCGTTCGATCCGTATTCGTCAGGCACAAGAGCAGGAAGCTACGGCACGTGAGATCGGAGAAGTGTCGAAGAAAGCCCTTGAAGCGATGTCTACGGCTACCGTAAGCGCAGGTGAGTCAGGTGTAGCAGGTTTATCGGTAGATGCGTTACTGGACGACTACGTACGTCAGGAAGCGGCCTATCGGATGGGTGTTACCCGTCAGCAGGAAATGAAAGATTTACAAACGGGACTGGCTCTTACCGACGCTGGCTTCCGTTCACAGAACAGACTTATCGACATTAACAGACCAATCAACAGACCGAGCTTCTTGACGGGAGCTGTGAACGTAGCAAGCAGTGGACTAAGCGGGTATCGCTCTGGGTTGGAACTACAACGTGAATTGAACAAACCTAAAATATCGTAATGGCTAGAGTACAAGTACGAGATCTTCCTGACGCACCGCAACTTCAAGCGACCGTTCAGAGCGGCGGTAACTTCGGTGTAGCCGTTCAACAAGCGGGTCGCAATAAGTTGATGGATCTGGCTGATACGCTTTCTGGCTTTAACACGGCGTTGAAAGAGTATGGGGCGTTAGGTCAAGTACAAGGACAGATAGGCGCGCAAGAAGCTCTTACGGTCAGCGACGCAGACGTACTCGAAGAGATACGCAAGACTGAACCCGACACCTTTCTAAGCATTCAACGCAACAAGGCGTATCGTAACACGCTTCTTAAACGAGCTGTGAACAACAACTTGTTACCGTCCATGCAGTCATCGGCAGACGAGTTACTAGACTTGGAGAAGTATAAGAACCAAGGCGAGTTTCTAGAAGCCGTTGACGGGTTTATGAAAGGTCAATGGGAGTCGTTTAGCGAAGAAGTAGGTCAGGACGCAGCCAGCAGCGACGGAGGTAAAGTACTTTGGAACGCTGTAACAGGCCCGTTTAAGGCTGATATGTTGAAAGCTTACGACAAGAAGATGGACGACTTTATCGTAAACGGTCAATCGGAAGAACTAGGTCTGGAACTGGACATGATGACTAGACGACGGGTAGACCCAAACACGGGACAACCTATCGGACTTGACACGGCTGGATTACAACTGACCGCTCAGAACCGTGAGAAACTTTTAAAAGAAGCAGGAGTAAACGACCCGAAGACCCGTAGTAAAATCATTGTCAACGGTTACGTTAGACAGGTGGACGCATTGTTGGCTAACGGTAGGTATGCAGACGCCGAGCGTATGCTTGCAGCCATGAACGTCATACAAGTAAACAAGAAGCCGATATTTAGAACTACGGACGCAAAGACTTTACTGAACCCGTTGAATCGTAGCCTTGCTAGTTCGTTGCGTACGTCCAGTACTGACACATTGGCTAGACAAGGTCGTAGGTTCTCCAATCGAGTAGTTAACGCTATGTCGTCTTTACGTACAGGCGTGGTCAACAACTCGACTACCAAGGAAATGATCGACACCTATAGAGCGTTGGGAGCGGGAGAAGACGAGATACAAGGACTTATCGAGAGCGTGAAAGAATCTGAAGCACCTTTGAACGTGTTCTTTGAGTCTTTGAGGGTTCTAGCTAACCAACCTAATATAAGCGACGAAGCGTATAATCTTTACTACGATAACATAGGAAAAATAAACGACGGTTTTGAGGCAGCCCAGATCAGCCCGCTTCCTCCTTCGGCGTTAAGTCCAGAAGTAAGAGAGCAAGAAGTAGCGGAATTTAGAGCGTGGAAACAACTACCTGAGAACATCGGTAAGGACGTGGTAGACTTCCTTAAAGACGAAAAAAAACAGTACCGTGTGACGGGTTTTACCGAACTTATTGAAGCGGACAAAGAAGAAACCAAAGGCGATTACATCGTTGAGTTGGACGTCTACAAGACTGCCAAGAACGCTTTAGGTAACAACCTTAAAATGATGACGTCGGACGTTGGAGATATAGACGCGGACGATCTACCAGACGGCTTTGACGATGCTTTTGTTTTAAGAGCCATGCCTTTTATTAATGAGCGCTTGATTGAAAAAGCAAAGGAAGTTGCAGATTTACCGCCCGATCAAAGGGAAAAAGCTTTACGTGACGAACGTACTCAAGCGATTGCAGACGAAAAGAAAAGGTTTGAACGCGAAGCTGAAGCTATTACGTCGGCAATCAAAACTGGATCTTTCGATGTAGGCGAAGATGAAGCTGTTAAAATTCAAGAAAAAGGGAAAGCCGAGATAGATAAG